TTTACCCATCAGCTTATGCTAATGCTTGGCTTGTTCAAGAATACAAAAAACGTGGTGGAAAGTATAAAGTATTAAAGAAAAAACCAACTGCAAAAAAGAAATCTACTACGAATAAAAAACCTACCACAAGAAAGAAAAGTGCCACAAAGAAGAAAAAGTAAGCCTAATCCAAGAGCCAAAGGTGGTTTGACACGTTGGTTTGAGGAAAACTGGGTTGATGTTAAAACTGGTAAACCTTGTGGTCGCTCTAAAGGAGAGAAGAGAGATTATCCTGCCTGTCGTCCCAGTAAACGTGTATCAAGTAAGACACCTAAGACTGTAGGAGAGATGACGAAAAGTGAGAAAGAGAGGTTTAAACGTGAAAAAACTGGTAAAAAGAAGATAACCTATCAACATAGGCGAAAAAAAACTACTAAAAGGAGTAAAAAATGACTGAAGTGACACCAG